CTTAATCTGGCGCCTTAGACCACTCGGCCACGGCATCGTATACAAAAGCTATTGCTAGGATTTGAACCTAGGTGATTGGATTCAAAGTCCAAGATACTGACCACTATATGACAATAGCTCCCCGTATATATGATGCATGTATTCTTTAAGCTAATATTACCTACCATGGTATATCCTGTGGACGAAACCGACATCCAATCTTTAAAAAGTCGACAAACTGTTTAAACTCTGGTTCGGGATTCTCTATGTGTACCATCGAATCGAGTACTATACCAACGAACTTATTATACTTAGGGTGCGGACCATTATGTGTTACTCTATTCTCACGAAGGTTACCTATTTCACGCGGCATCATGATTATATTATCACTCGCTTGTAAATCGTATTTCACGCGATCAAATATTGGATGGTGTCTAAACTGTACAGGTACGACGTGATGATCTTCGACGTTACGAATATTAAAACGAAGTTTAAAATTTTTTCGTAACAGTGACCCGTATCTCATACCATAGTCTGGGAATAGATTTAGACCGGCACGCATCATCGAGTCTTCGAGTTCATCGACTTCGTCCCATGCACTAAAACATTCATCCGATGATGCATCCGCACATATTTGCTTTGCATCGTCTATAGCTTCTGCAAACCTATACTGAAGACGTGGGTTATTGGACGTTTCGTACGCTAAATTGATTTTTTTAGAGTATGTACCCTCGAGAATGTTCTTACGTATTTGTTGGCGTTTATTTTCGGGTGATGGGGGTATTGAAGAAACTCTGATCATTTACTTTTTAACGTGGTATATCTTTAACACGTTAAAAAGTAGGTGTGATCCCAGCGGGGGTCGAACCCGCGGCCTCGGCGTTGCGTTTGTGACACTAAAGTCACTTAGGTATACCTAGTAGTGTATAAGCACCGCGCTCTAACCAACTGAGCTATAGGATCATATTTATACATCAACCATAAACTTTAAGCCAAACACAACTTTTATTAATCGTAAAACATACTCTTTGTATTCAATCATTTGTGTTGTACTATGTAATATAGTTTAATCTTTATATACCACACGAAGGGTGAGATTCTAAATCCATAGATTGTCTCGGGGTTGGTAACGTGTTATCGGGTGTTTTTGGACGTGTCATCCACTTTTTTATAGCTTTTGTTACACGTGAATCGTCTTGTACAATTAGAGCATTATTTGAAATTATACTTAACCCGTTACACACGTCGGGTTTGTTTTGTTTGTCAGGGAACGTTTCATTAAACGCCTCTATAGTATGACCAGGTATATCCGGTGCTTCATCGAGTAATCGGTCGTAATCTAAACGCACTTTATTCACGAAATCTAGAACGTCTTCACGATATTTCGTTTCGAGTGATAATTCCATATCAATGTTCCTATAAAATTTTGAGTATTGGACGGACATGACTGAGTGTGCTTCCATCATACGTGAAGAATTATTAAACTTTGATATAGATGTAAGTATACCTGCAACAACATTCATAAACGCGAAAAAGTATTGAAAAATAACAATTTTTTGCTTTTGTTCACTCGACATGTTTTGATCATTAGGACTTAAAACCGCAAAACCACCAACACCAGTAATACTCGATATAACTATACATGGGTACGATAACCAATCGTTTTGTTTCTTATAAAACATACGCGCGTGGTTATGTAACCATCGGTACCCGGCAGCTTTTTCGGCCCATCGGATTAGGAGTTGTTCTTGTTTCGGACACCAATGATGTTGTTCTGAGGTGTTGTCTCCCATTACTCTTTCTTAGAAAATAAATAAGCATACTCTCGTGCCAGTGTATCAACACGCTCATTGTTTACGTTTCCGTTATGTGCCTTAACCCATTTAATATCGACTATTTCAAATTTACGCATCAACTCAACCATTCTTACCCATTCGTCTTTATTTTTTACGTCACCGCCTTTTGATGTTTTCCAACCGTTACGTTCCCAATTTCTAGACCATTCCGTTAGACCCATGCGTACATAATTACTATCAGTAAAAATACGAACGGTCGTGTGTCCCAATTCTATAAACTTTTCTAAAACTTTTATTATTGCAGTCATTTCCATAACGTTATTCGTAGAAATCTCTTTACCACCTTTATCTTCAATTTTAGGGTCAGTGTTTATGAGATATGCCCATCCACCGGGTCCGGGATTACCCAAACAACTTCCGTCCGTGTACGCTTCGATCATTTATTATATACACAGGTTTAAACTTTATACTTCAATAGTGTGTTCTCGTTTATATGGGAACCAATAATAATAACATTTAACCAATGGACTAAACAGTATACATGGACCAAACACAGTTCCAAAAATTATTAAAAATGTATATATAGGTTCCATTAATACATTACATACGTAATTCTTTATCTTTCAGTTTCTGTATCATCATCGCAACACGATTTTGGACAGAAAAGTGATAATAATATAACACCAAGTACGGTAAATGTTACTGTTATTCCAACTATAAAATTCATTATATTTGTATCATTACTTAAAATTTTAAGTATTTATACTATAAAACATGTTCCACCAAGATTGGGATGAAGTTACCATACACGGTAAAAGTGTTACTAAAGAGAAAGAAAAGGAAAAATACGTCAAATTCATGGGTCAAGAGATCAAATTACCTAAACGAAGTCAATATTCAGGTAAAACACCGGAACAAAAACTTGATGAAACTGAGTTAGGGACACACAAAAAAGTCAGTAAAGAAACGGGATTAACAATCCAACGGGCGCGTACTGCAAAAAAGTATACACAAAAAGATCTCGCTAATCTCATAAACGTATCGTCTGATATAATTTCGTCGTACGAATCGGGTAAAGCGATTCCGGACCCTAAAATAATGCAAAAACTGCGTCGTGTTTTGGGCGTTAAACTCTAATCAGTATTAATATGTCAGAACTAATAGGTAAACGAATCCAAATGTTACGTATACAAAGAAGTCATACACAAGTTGAACTTGCACGCAGAATAGGCGAAACTTTAGATACTATAAACATGATTGAAACGGGTAAACTTGAACCGAACTGGTACATACTCGAAAAAATACAAAAGTATTTTAAGGTTAAACTTTAAAATTTGGTCTAAATTTTAAAATCTAAATTTTATTTTTATTTATTTTTTAAATTTTATTTTTATTTATTTTTTAAATTTTATTTTTTACTAAACTCAATAAACTAAGAAATGCTTAGTTGGAGAAGGCGAGGCCACCCATACCGGATTGCACACGGAGAACGTTGTAGTTGACCGCGAACATTTGGAGGGCGAGAGCCGCACGGTCACCCGCGGCATTGCAAGTAACCGACATTTGCGCGTTGTCGATTCTGGAGAAGTTACACGTACCAGTTGGTTGGTGTTCTTCTGGCTTGAGCGCGAAGGAGTACGAGTAGACACCCGCGTATGGCGAACCAGTGTGGTGGGCAAATGGTTGCACTTGGTTAAAGTACTTACCGGATTGCTCCTTGAATCTGTCTTGACCGTTGAGGACCAACTTGGCAGTACTCAACGCACCGACATTTTCTTCGACGTAATCAACCGAACCCCCGAGGTCACCGGTGACGAACTGTGGGACACCGGACGAAGAAGTCGTAGTCGCAACGCAATTAGCATTGGCGATTTGACCCGAAGCAATTGCAACCTTCGCCGCATCCGTCTGTGTACCAAGGTTCCACAAGTTGGATTCAGTGGAAACACCGTCAGTCACACACCAGACCAATTCCTTGACTGGGTGGTTGTAGGACAATCTGACTTGCTTAGTACCACCCGCCGACAAGGCATCGGTACCAGTGTGCTGAACTTGCTCGATCAAGTATTCGTGACCCTTTTGTGCGAATCGTCTGCGCTCTTCAGTGTCGAGGTACATGTAGTTACCCCACACCTTCAAGCCAGTCACGTACAAGTCAAACTCAGAGGACAAGTCAATGTCGATTCTGACTTCGTGGTATTGCAAAGCAATCAATGGCAAGGCCAATCCTGGGTTGCGGTTGAAGAAGAAGATGAGTGGCAAGTAAACTTGCTTGGTGGAGTTCCCGACTGGGTTAGTCGTCATCTTAGCGTAATTGAGCTTGGACCCTTCGGACAAGTACAATTCAGAGTACAATCTCCACCATCTTTGGTAGTGCTTGTCGATTCTTTGACCACCAATGGACAATTCCGCAGTCGAGACAATACGCTCGGCGACCCAGTTAGTATCTATTGTGGAACCAGAAGCGTTCGCCAACGACGCCTTAGTAGTCGCTTCGAGAAACATGTCACCGATCAAATCACCATTTCTGGCGACCGTGACGGAGACGCGGCCCCCGGCCCCGGCCGTACCGTTCATAGTTTGTTCGATGGTTTCCATCGCAAAGTTTGTGTGGCGTTTGTAAACAGCCTGGAAAAAAGTGACTTTTGGGTTACCAGTCAAGTAGACATCTTGGGCGCCGTAGGCGACGAGTTGCATGAGACCACCGGCCATTTTGTTTGTTTTTGTACTATAAACAGAGATTTTTTTTTCAGGGAATTTCGCGAAAAAACTCGATTTGATTTTTCCTGATATATATAAATGTCTAACGAACCTGTACCAGAACTTGAAAATGTCGACGAAACTATTGAAATTGAATCTGGATCCGAATCCGAAACTGGATCGAATATTGAAGAAGATGAACTATCTACAGTCGGAGGCGAACTCCCAGATATCGATGAATTAGAAGGTGATATTTATGACGATTCCGATATAGATTCTGAATTTGAAGATAATAGTCTCGATAGATTAGGTAACCTTTTAAGCTCAGTTCTTGTAAATGAAGAAGGTGAAACTGTATGTTCGGCACTTGTAAATATATCGAGACAACTCGAAGTTCAGAACAAAATTATGATAAAATTATTAAGTCAATTACAAAAACAGGTATAAAAAAATAGTAAGTAATAATTATAAATGAACTCGGATACCTTATACATTAGTCCGGATGCAGATCATGAAGAAGCCTTCTATAAAGATATGGCCAATCAAATAGACAGTCTCAATCCAGAACAATTAATAAGGATGTTAAAACATGAGGAAAAACAACTTGGTTTATCTCCTGATAAAAATAATATAAATCTCGTCACGTTAAGTCCAGTTGAACTCGCCTATAATATATTCTTTACCGAAAGTGAACTTGACCCTGAGACAAAACAGCCAAAGTACGTTGATATGAAAGCAAAATCAAACATGTATAGACAAATTTTAGAAAAAATGGGACGGTACTTTAATCGTGGTAAATTGTTAGGTGTACTTTCAAGTGATGAAGGTAATACAGACGATTTGAGTGTATCTTTTAGACTAAGTCGTCTGACCGATCATGTATGTGACACTTGGAATATCGTTTTAAGTACAAATCGTGTACACGATAGAAGAAATAATCCAACTATGGTACCCCTCGAACTTAGCACAAACCCGTCGCTTTTTAGGTGTTCCATGCCCGATTTTGATGAACTTAACGTTTTTCAAAAAACTGTACTTGCTATTCTCGATTCCCTGTATAAAAATAATACTAGGCGTTACAAGGGGTATACGTGTAGACAAATTAAAACGATTGAAGGTTATGATACAAGGGCGTGGAAACAAGAGGAAGAGATAAAACAATATGTTCATAGAATTGCCGGTAAAGAAGAATGGTTTGAATTATGGAAAGATTTAACCTCGTCTAATGGTCCTGCTATGTTTTCATCAATTATTAAACACTTAACTGATTGTAACGATATGCAATTTCCCGAAATAAAGAAAAATAGACGCGTTTGGTCATTTAGAAATGGTATTTTTATCGGGTCGCTTTGGTCTGATACAACTGGGTTATGGCACACTGCTTTTTACCCGTATGATTCAAAAGAGGCCGCAACACTGGATCCAACGCTCGTAAGCTGTAAATACTTTGATATGGAATTTGAAGATTTTAGTAAACTTGATAATTGGGAAGAAATACCGACACCTTATTTCGATAGTGTTCTGACGTATCAAGACTACGAAGAAGATGTTATTAGATGGATGTACATTCTGGGAGGTCGTTTATGTTTCGAGTTAAATGAAATGGATAAATGGCAGGTTATACCTTTCCTAAAGGGTATAGCTCGTTCTGGAAAATCAACTTTAATTACAAAAGTGTTTCGTAAATTTTACGAAGTTGATGATATTAAAACTCTTTCCAACAACGTCGAGAAGAAATTCGGTTTATCATCTATACATGACGCGTTAATGTTCATCGCACCCGAAATTAAAGGGGATTTGCAGCTAGAACAAGCGGAATTCCAATCAATCGTTTCGGGTGAAGAAGTCTCTATAGCAGTAAAATGTGAAAAAGCTAAAAATTTTGTATGGAAATTACCAGGTATTTTAGGGGGTAATGAAGTACCACAATGGAAAGATAAATCGGGAAGTATTCTTCGTCGTCTCGTTACGTTCCACTTTGGTAAACAGGTTCGTGATAGTGATACCGATCCTACCCTTGATTCAAAATTAGAATTAGAAATGCCAAAAATTCTTCAAAAATGTTTACGCGGGTACTTGGAATATGCACAAAAATACCAGGATCAGGATATATGGAACGTTCTACCGAGTTACTTTTTTAAAGTTAGAGAACAAATAGCTGCAGCGACAAACCCGTTAGAAAAATACTTACAGAGAGACGATATTGTAATTGTAAATCAGACTGTAAAGTTTCCATTAGACTTATTTAGATCCAAACTCAAGGATTTTTGTAGAGACGAAAGTATCGCAATGCCAAATTTTAACCAGGATTTTTATGGAGGTTCATTCTACGTGCGTGATATCGAAGTAAAGAAAGAAAAAAACGATTATTGGGTCATAAATAATCCCGAAAAATTAGACCGACCAGTCAATTTTAAAGATAAATACGTGGTTTATGGTGCAGCACCAATAGTACAAGAAAATGAAAAGGGATACGATGTCTCACATTATTTTTCAAAATGATTAAAATCTCAGACTAGTATAAGTATGGATCCTAGACAATTCGTTAGAAATTCCAATGTGGAAATTGAAAACCCAAATACACCCGTTTCTACGCAACCGAAAAACGTGCCTGATTTTACAGAACTGCGTATAGGTAAATTTAGACCGGGTATATACAACGGGGTAGTAAATTCATTATTTTCCAAGGACGAAACGCGTCTCGATATCAAGGACATTCTAAAACAAAGACCAAAAGGTCATGCACCAATAACAGGTGGAATAACCGTGGATATTAATGAAATAAAGGGTATATACGGAAGATTTCAAACTGGTGCTATACACACTAAAGATTTTGGTTTAAAAGGCGATTTAAATAAAAATTTCTCTTCTGCGCAATTTACCGGGTACGTTATGGATGGTGTTGAAAAAAAGAATTTTAGTTTTAACATATATAAAAATGGAAAAATTCGTTTTTCCGGTGGATTTTTAGGTTCAAAAAATCTTAAAAAACAACCTGAAGCTTTACAAAAATATATAATAGATACGTACACACAAAAGCAGAGTTTTTTGTACAATGATATAACTTATAATAATATAGGAGGTCAGTTTTTAACAAATACAAATTTTAAATTATATAAAATGACACAAGATTTAAGACAAATCCGTACGTGGGGAGTTTCTTTTATAGAATATGAACCTGAAATTTCTCCATTTCTTTATTTAAAATATAAGGAACATGCTTTTATATTTACCACAAAATCCGGTAAATCGGGCTCGGGTATTGTTCAATTACAAGGTGAATCTAAACCCGATGATCTCGAACGCGCGTATTCCTTTGGTGTAGAACTTGTAAAAAAATTACACGATAACGGATATACTTTAGGATTGGTTAACAAAAATGTTAACGCGGATAAAAAAATCATCCAAAAACTTAAAACAAAAGCTTCGACGTGTCCTAAAAATAGACGACCACCGTGCAACGAAGGATTTGAAGTTAGAAAAAATCCACAAGGGTATGATTGTTGTTTCAAAAAACCAAAACGAGAACCCTTAAAAAGAAGTAAAGTACAAAAAATAAAAAATACAAAAATTACTTACGATAAAGACGGTGTAATGAAAATAGGAGGACGTAAATGCGAACGTCTTACTAAATCTGTTTTATTAGAAGTCTCTAAGAAATTAGGAGTTGTTGGTGTTAAAAATAAAAATAAGAAAATGGATATATGCAAAACACTCGATAAATTAGAAAAGGGTAACTCTAATTATAAAATAAACGATAAACTGTGTCGTGAATTGAAGAAGGAACAATTAATAACATTAGCAATATCCAAAGGTATATCTATAAATGATACAGATACTGTAAAAGTTTTGTGTCAAAAACTACAAAATAAAAATAATATTAAAACACCAAATTCACCAAACGCACTCGCGAATGAAATGGAAAAAATGTTAATAAACATTAAGAAAAAGGAAAATAGAAAACCTACTAATATAAAACGTAAACTTAACGTAAATGGTATTAAAAATGATATCATTAAACTTTACGGCAAAACATGGATGAAGAAATACGGAAACGTAATAAATATTAATAAAGATGTTCGCGATGTTAAAAATAAACTTACTCAACTCGAAAAGAATAAAAAATTTGTATCTCGAAACGGTGTTTTGAAAAAAATGGTCGCAAATGATACTAAAAAATCAATGGTAAAAAATTGGAAACTTAATAAACAACAGGGTTTGAAAAAATTATTAATAGAAAAAGAAGCTAATAAAATATACGGTAAATTTGGAAAAAATACCGTTAATAAAGTTGTTAATTTTATAATGTCTTTACAAAAAACACCCGCTGTTAATAGTTCTAGAGTTGTAAATTACATTCAAACACTAAGAGAATTACAAAGTAAACCTCCTTTACCCTTAAACAAAAAACGAGTAGTACCACAAAAACCGGTGGTAAAAAAGAAAGTCGTGATATCAAAACCAAGGGTTATAAAAAGAGCACCGATAAAGAAAATATCAATGCCCCCAAAAAAGAATACAGCTGTCCGACGTTTGAACTTCAATTCTAACTCGAACTCGAACTCGAACTCGAACTCGAACTCAAACTCGAAATCAAAATCAAATAACAATAATAAATTATTAAACAGTATATATGCAAATTTTGAAAATAAAGCATTAAAGAATAAAACCAAAAAATAACTAAAATGGAAAACCCGAGACGGTTACTCTGTATCCGCGTCCGACAAAATGATGTTGAAATGTCTAGTAGTAATCATATTTTGTCGAGCGTTATAAATACAATATACTATACTATATTAGATTATATTGAAATCTATAGAAAAGATGAAAATACTACAATGTCATATTTAGAAAAAGAATATTATTTAAACGACGAATTTATGAACTGTGAAGATCCCAAATTATATATTGAAACAAACAGGGAATTTCATGATAAAGGACTAATAATTTATATATATGACAATTTTCATAGAATTGAATCTACAAAACATAGAAGAATGATGTTTTATTTTATGAACATTTTATATTTTCATTTATAATTTTTTCAGGTTCTGATATCTGTTTTAAGTGTTTACCATGATATGAAAAATCGTAACCAAGAAAGTGATTTTTTATTTCATCAGATATTTTAAACGCTTCAACTTTCCGGGATACCTGTGAACATATGGATTTTACTTCCAGTTCTAATAGTTTATCTTCTTTCATTACGAAATATTTTAAAGACTGATCTATTATACCGTTAGATTTCATTTTATGAAACATTTCGTACGATTTACCATTCGATACGTAAAAATGTTTAGGTGAATAACCTAATATAGTTATTCTATCATTTATATCTGTATCACTAATCACGTGTATAAATATACAAATAAAAAGTAATATGATAATTAACATTTATAAGTATCCAACATATTAAAAATATCTTTTATTTTATGACAGATGTTAAATAAAGTATCGATATCATTTATTTTTTTATTATCAATCACTTCAAGTTCAAGTTGGTATATAGTTGATACTTCCGAATCCTTATCTAGAGTCTCACCCGCAGTTACTGTTCTATCAATGGATAAATTCTTCCTGATATAAGAACACCTTTCTTTTTTTATATTTCTATGCCATTCGTTATTATCATACTCTTCATCATTGATAGGTGTTTCCCGAGAAACACTGAAACGAATATCAAAAGGTGATTTATTTAAATTTTTAAAATCAATATTTTCAAGACGTTCCTTTTTTATAAGAGTCTCTTCACCGGTTTTATTATCAATGGTCAATCTAATATTATTATCTTCTCGTGAATAAACATCGTATGTATTTTCTTCTATCGTTTCCCAACCGGTATAAGAAGAAAAACCTCTTATAAAATCAGCGTATGTTTTATCACCAATATTAGTATCAAAAAATGTTCCGTTGAATCTCCCTAAACGAAACTCCATTTCAATGTTTTCCTCGTCTTTATATTTATCGACGATGGGTTTTATAGCATCACACAATTTATGTACGTCCATTTTGTTTACATTTTTATAATCGCGTCTTCTTCTTAAGCCTTTTTTATCGCCTTTTTTTATATGCATGGTTTTAGTAATTTAGGAAATACTTGTTATTTTAATTCGGCTATACAAGTTTTATTACATATACGAGATATATCATCTCGTATATTAGATAATGCTTACGAAGGCGAATGTACTTTTATAAAATCTTACGAAAAACTCGTTCGGTTATATTTTTCAACACAGGAAACTAAAGTTTTTAGTTTAGGACCCGTCTTATTAGAATTTGTAAAATTATTCCCGAGATTTATAATTGGCATGCCTCATGACACACAGGATGCTCTATTTTGTTTAGTAGATATACTTGAAAAAGGTTACCCTTGTATAAAAGATCTTGTTTACGGAGAGACTACACAAATAACTATATCACCGGTTAGTAAAAATGTAACAAAAATACCATTTTGTGTTTATATTTTAAACGTGAAAAATGAAGTAAAAAATATAAATACCATGATAAACGAAAGTAGTAAATGGAATGTATTAGAAGATTATGTAGATGATACAGGTAAAAAACACAATGTTGCTACTACAAGAAATATATTTTCAAAGTACCCTCAAATATTTATTGTATCATTCGATAAAAAAAGTTACGTAAAAATTGACGAAGAATTAAAAATAGGGAATAATGTATACGAGTTACAATCTACAATAATTCATAAAGGTATTCAGTGTGGTGGTCATTACATGTCTACTAAAAAAATAAATAACGATTGGTTCATCCAAGATGATGATAATTTAGGTAAACTCCATAATTTTCCTAAAGAAGATAATCATTTCGTCCTGGTCTACAATCTAAAAACTCCTTCATGTTAATATTCTCTTTTATATTTACTAATGTTCTGTAAAACGTACGTCTACTGTTTGGAAACGTTTTATCTGTTCTTTTTTTAATAGGTTTCCACCAAAATGGACCATCCTCCCAGGTTACATACATACACTCGACAATATCACCGTGTTTTAACCATTTGTATTCTTTTGTTCTATCTATTGGTATAGAAGATTCAAATATATGTTTACCTCGATCTTGGATGTATAATTTATAAACGTATGTACCGGGTACACATCCGGGTGTTTCTACAGTTGGCTCCTTCTTCACGAGAAAATCAATTGTATTTTTATTTCTCGGTTTCCATTTAAACATTGTTTCATGTGTTCCAATACGAATAGGTTCATTTATAGGTGTAAATATAAGACCGTCCATTTCTTGTTTTATTTTTGGAAGATACTTGTCCATAAACTCCTTAAAGTCATCATGTAAATGAAATTTTTTAACTTTTAATGAAATGGGATCTGTAGTTAAAATTAATGATTTTTTCACAACTTTTTCACAATGTTGTAAACGATCTATTAAATTTTGATTACCTACGACTTCTCCACAATTCATTAAACAGTCATAAATCATGAATGTATTTTCATACAATTCACCTTCGAGTATGGTACCTTTAAATACAGCCATTCTAAAATTTAATGGCACGGTAAACATTTCGAGCGCTCTATTTATAAATACACAAACCTTTTGGTTTATAAACTGCATTACAATCATCATGTATCTCGTACCATCTGTTTTTTCACAAACAAGGTAATCGTTATTGGATAAAACACCAAAATGTTGTCTTTCTATAGAAATAGGTTGAGACCCGGGAAATATACCTTTACCTTTGGTACCCCAAGATTCTTCCATAAACTGTATCGTATATTTGTAAAGAGGTTCATCCTTCTTTACAAACACGCGGTTCATTTTGTTTTATATTTTTAATATATTCTTTAACCGGCTTTAATACCGGCGGAGTTTAAAATATTACTTATACACTCATGATTATAAGTCATGGTTAACTTAGCTTTTGGATACGCGATAATTTTGATACCAGATTCTTGAAATTTACTAAACATGTTTTCCATCTTGGGAAAAATCTTATACGAACTACTTTTTTTATCTTTTAAGTGTTTGATAACATTTTTAGAAATTAATAACCAGCATTTAGAAGACGTTTTCTTTACGTTATAATACTCAGAACTAATTTTATTAGATACTTCCGTATCAAAATGTAAACCAATCTGTTCGATAGGTTCTTTACACCCGTCTTTTACTTTTTCCTTAAACAAACCCCAATCTATACCTTCTAATACAGCGGGAAAAACTAAACAACCAACACTTTCAAGTTTATTAAAACAATTATCTAAACTATCGTCGTCTATCTGTATACCAAAATCTATGAAAAGCAATCTATCGTATTTTTTTATAAAATTTGAAATTGTATCTGCTTTATCAAACGGATCATCGTTTACAAAAATTATCTGATTATCATGTTTATTTTCTAAACACTTTAAATTAAATCTAAGAATACTATGTAAAGTTTTTACATGACATGATTTACTACGAGTAACTATTATAGTTGCAAACTTCATATTATTACATTA